AATACTCGCCGAAGGAATGGGCGAACAAGGCAGTGAGCGCCTACTTCCATTGGCACGCTGACCGTATCATCGGTGAGGTGAACAACGGCGGCGACATGATCGAGAACACAATCCGACAGGTGAATGAGTCTGTGAGCTACAAGGAAGTGAGGGCAACACGTGGCAAGGTGTTGAGGGCTGAGCCTATCGCAGCGCTATACGAGCAGCATCGAGGCTACCATCACGGTTCATTCCACGAGCTAGAAGATCAGATGACAACGCCGCTTGATGAGCTAGATAACGATGATAGAATTGACGCGATGGTGTGGGCCGCGACCGAGCTGATGCTAGGCGAGGAGAAGGGCGGGCATACTGGGTTCATTGATCTGTGAGGAGGTGGTTGCTATGCCAATAGACGATTACACAGTCCCAGGCAAGATTCCACAACCGGGGGTCAGCGCATCCGGCAAAACACGCGAATGGGAATCTTAGGAGGCTGTAGAATGATGGAGGTAACCGATGGAGTGTGAGAGCATCCTAGTCATTGCGGATATGGTTGATGCGTTCGACAGAGAAGAACCGAAACCAGGCAGAGAGACGACCGCGTTCGTCAAGCGGTGGCGCAGTGAGGAAATGAAGTTGAAGCATACGTGCGCCGATCATCTCACCCTCGCAGTGCGCAATATCAACAGCGGAGAGATCCAGAACATCCGCGAGACGAAGAAGTATAGAGATGAGCAACGCGCCAGGAAGGTTTGTATTGCAGCCCCCGCGTGTAGTACAATTAGAGACTAAGGGAGGCGTTATGAAGATCAAGTTGGCTGAGGCTCTGTTACTCCGGAAGGAACTCCAAGAGAAGGTGGATCGGCTTAGGCCCATCAATGTAGATGGTCTGTTCGAGGTAAAGGCGAAACGGCAGAACGTGACGGAAAGCATTGACGATGTGGTGGCAAAGGTTCCCAAGGTTGCTATGCAGCAAGTAACTCATGCGTTTGACTGGCACGCGAAGCGGCTGCGCAAGATCGACGCGATTATTCAGCAAGCGAACTGGACGACCGAGCTTGATGTTGACGATTCCCTTGGCGAGGATTTCAAAGATCCTTACGTAGAATAACACATGCGGCGGCGAGTGAGATACCTCGCCGTGCGCAACAGAAATTGGTCATTGACATAGCGATGGGCGTGGGATGATAGGCTCGCACTGTGCCTTAAACAGTAGGCTTAGCAGCTAAGTCGTTGCAATGAATCGGCTCTTAGATGAGCACACAAACGCTAATTGTGGATATATCGGCAACCGGCAATGCCAAAACCGGGGAACTTTTAATACCCGATTCGCTAACAGACAACATCCGACTGACCGACTGAGAGAACATGTGAATTCCGATGAAGAGAATTCCGACTAACCACATCCCGACATCGCTGTGTAAACGAGGTGAGTATGAACGAATTTATAGCACCGCAGTTTCCATCACTAGGGCCACGGCTACCTGCGCGGGAACGCACCGCCATTAAGACGCGTCCAGCCGCTGGAGCTATGATTGATGCTGTAACGATTGAACGCACTGATGAAGGCTGGCAAATCGGCTTAAGCGTGGATGAGCACATAGTGTGTTCAAAGAAATGGATGGGGCGCTTAGAAGTTGGCGATACTTTGAGTGTTCCGTTCCAAGTGTCTCTTCTAGTGTAACTTGCATCACCGCCCCATCATGTGGTAGTATGCCTTATCGAATGAGATAGAGGGAAGCGGAATGTCCGCTCGTCCTAGCGTCTGTCGAACTGACAGGCGTTTATCTTTTTGAGGGGAGAGTATGGGGCGCATTCGTGATGCGGTTCTAGACTGGGCTACAGACGGGCCACTTGTGGCCGTTGCTCATTTGCTTAATCCTGAGACACGTGCACAGACAGTACGAACAACTCCCACTATGCAGTATGGCGTTGAGCAGTGGACTGACTGGAATACGAAGAAAGCCGTGCTTGAAGGCTATGAGTCACACTTCCTCGTCTATCGGCTTACAAAGTTCCGTGGAGATGCCATCAAGTCGATGCCTCTAGTGGCTAAGGACATCGCTAGTGGTGACCCTGTAGCTGATACGCATCCAGCGGCTAAGATGATCGCCAACCCTAATCCTAGAATCTCTATGGACGAACTGGAGTTCCGGGCAGAGCTGTTCCTGTGTATGGCCGGGGATGCCTATTGGTACATCAACCAAGTTGGCGATAGCGTTAGGCTTGACCCTCTTCGATCAGATCGTGTGAGTATCAAGGCCTATAAAGGCGAGCTCTTGTATCTCTACACCTTGCCCGGTGAAGAGCCTGTCCCATTTGAAGAGGAAGAGATAGTCCACTTCAAGAACTACAACCCCTCTAGTGACCTATTCGGGCAGCCTGTGTTGAGGGCGAATGCCAAGCTGGTAGACACAGGCAACGCAATTTCCGATTTTCAGTATCACTCGATGAAGAATGGTATCTGGCCGTCAGGGACGTTCAATACCGCTGAACTCACTGACAAGCAGTACAAGCGGATTGAAGATCAGCTCAAGGAGCATAAAGAAGGACCGCCGAACGCACGAAAGCTGATGATTATCGAAGACGGCAAAGGCTTCGTCCCTGCTACACCTACACCAGCAGAGATGGATTTCATGGGCGGATCGAACCTAACGAATCAGGAGTTGTGCGTTGGCTTTGGTGTATACGCCGAAGCTATGGGGCTAATCCCTGCGAAGTATGAGAACATGCGGCAAGCACTTAGGGCGACGTGGGAGAACACGATGATCCCCGAGAAGACCATGCTAGAGGGCACATTGAATACACAGCTTGCCCCACACTTCGATGGGATCTATTTCGAGTACGACATGTCGCAGACCATCCCGATGATCGAGGCACGCAAAGAGAATGCGGATGAAGGGAAGCTGTACTTTGACATGGGCATCTCTACAAAGGCAATCAACGAGCGATTGAATCTTGGCTTTGATGAGGATGACTGTCCAGAGAAAGGCATGTTGCCCGTGAATCTGCTTGCTGTTGACGCAACACGCGAGGAGCCTGTTGAGCCAGTCGATAAAGAGCGCTCCATTCGCTCCATCGACGGTGTGAAGGATCTCCACTATCGAGCAACGGACAGGAAGCGGCAAGGCTGGGAGAACGGGGTAGCTGAAAAGGTGAAGGTTCTGTTTGCGGCGGAAAGTTCGGCTGCGGTCAAAGCTGTCAAAAATGGACATGTAGATACGGACAGGGCTGTTGAATCACAGCGGAGCAATTGGGTGAAGACTCTTACCGCCGTATACAGAGCCGTCATCGAGGACTTTGGGGCAGAGGTATCTGAGCAGTTAACGCCACGGATGGCAGATGTTAATAGCGATCACAGTATTAACGACATAGACTCGTCTGCCATGAGTAGAAGGAGATCTTTGGGCGTTCAGAGTGACGACGATCACATAGAACGCTCATTGCAGATTGAACATCGAGAGTTCGATCCGTGGGCAGCAGAGGTAAAGAAGTACGTGACAACGCGAGTGGCGAACGAGGTCAAGGAGATTCAGAAGACGACGAAGATGCGCATCCGCAAGGTTGTCTTAGACGGCACGAATGAAGGGCAAAGCCTGACGACGATAGCCAGGAACGTGAAGGCGTCCTTCGATACATGGGAAGGCGTAGGCGGCTCTATCTCCACGTCCAGGTCGATGACGATTGCCAGAACTGAGGTACACAACTCGGCGGGGTATGGGATGCACGAGTCGGCAAGGCAGAGCGGGGTAGCTAAGAAGAAGGGATGGCTTGACGCGGGGGATGACAGGGTGCGGCCTGCTCACGTATCGAATACAGGGCAAGGGTGGATCGCGTTCGATGATGCGTATTCAAACGGTGCGATGTTCCCAGGTGACGGAACCGACGATGTGAACTGTCGGTGTGTCGAAATGTATAAGGACAGGTGAGGATATGGACCATCAGCATTATTCGATTAAAGACAGCGGCCACAGAGGATCCCTGTTCGACGCCGATTTCGACATTGCCGACGTGATGAAGATCGTTGTGACGACACCGGCGACGGGCTCGTATTGGTTGGCAGAGGATGTGTCATCTGCTTCTGTGTGCAATGTGACAGTGACGGCTGGCGTGACAATAGGTGCAGCGGGCACCGAGCTAGTGTTGTTCGGGCGTAGTCGCCAGAGCGATTATCCAGATGAGTACGCCGTGGCCGCTGAGTATGGAGGTACTTACACAGGCGGAACGGATATTCTGAATAAGGTGGAACTACGCGGCGAGCCGGGGAATCACTTCCTGATGAAGCAATCAACATCATACCTTATCACGGTCACGAGCAAGGCGGATAACAACTACGCTTCGTGCATCGTGTGGGTGTGGGAGTCTTAGGGGGTGAGCCATGAATCCAGAAAGATCGTTTGAGGTGAGAGCGGTAGAAGACGGCGAGCCGGGGAGCTTCGAGGGATATGCTTCTGTGTTTGGAGTGGTCGATTCTCATGGCACGGTATTTGATCGTGGCGCGTTCACGAAGACGATCAAGGAGCGCAAGGGATGGCTTCCGATTGTCTGGATGCACAAGCCTGATGAGCCGATTGGCCGCGCTATCGTGACAGAGGATGAGAGGGGGTTGCACGTTAAGGGACAGCTTGACCTTGATGTGCAGCGTGGAGCTGAGATAAATAGCGGGATGAAGAAGGGATACATCACTGAGATGTCCCACTCATTCGGCAAGATCCCAGACAAGATCAAGATAGAGAAGAGCGACGGTGTAGAAGTTCCTCACTTCCGCGAGGTGAAGTCCTACGAGGTATCACCCGTGACAGCGAACTTTGCATCAGCGAGCGAAGCAACGATTGATATGACTAGCGTAAGAACTGAAGAGCCACAGGAGATAGTTATTCCTGATGGCATGAGAACGCAGATGGATCGAATAGACGCACTCCTTGAGCCGCTGGAAGGCACTCGAACGGAGCCGCAAGGCAAGCCGGGAAACCACTTGCAGGGCATCCAGACGCAGATAGGAAGAATATCTAGGTTGAGGGGTGAGTAGAATGGCAGAGAACGAAGAGCGAACGGATCAGGAGAAGATGTTCGAGCGAGTGGAAGTACAGCTCAAGGGTGTTGCTGATGTGCTTGAGGGAGTTCCCGATACGGTGAAAGAAGAAGTAGAGCGGCGCGTCCAAGAGATCACAGGCGATGCGACGGCACACTACGAAGAGATGGAAGAGAAGCTGACCAAGTCCGAAGAGCGTTTGACAGCTGCGATTCAGGAACAGCGAGCGCCCGGTGCTGTGGCTGCTGAAACACGCGAGGAAGACTACGGCTATGGCAACGAGCCTGGTGGTTTCGACGATATGATCGCTGAAGTTCGTTCGTGTGGAGCCGGTGGTATGGGAGTGCCTGAGCGTCTACGCAAGATGCACGCAGGCGAAGTTGAGCGGCGTGGACTTAGCACGCTCACGGGCATTGGTGGCGGCTTCTGGATGCGTCCTCAGTACTCGAACGAGCTTCTACAGATTCCGCCAGATCAGCAATGGTTGTCTTCGATGATTCGCAACCTACCTGAGACAGATCCCCCGAATGCAGAATTCACGTTCAACGCATTCGATCAGTCTGGAACAAAGGGCATCTATGGTGGTGTTGCTGTCTATTCGTCTAAAGAGCTTGATAACCTTTCCGAGACCGAATATCCAACTCTCATAAAGGTGGGCTTCAAGCCTGAGAAGACAGGTGTATTCTGGACGGTTTCAGAAGAGTCACAGGCGAACACGCCACAGATGGGTTCGATGATGCAGCCGCTTATCAATGGCGCGATCCTTTCACAGCGTGACGATAAGATTCAGACGGGTACTGGCGCTGGGGAGTTCAAGGGTTTTGCGTCTAGTCCTGCGATGATTGACATTGCCCGGCAGACAGCCGACAGATTCCAGTATGCCGATATGGTCTACATGCTAGCCAGAGCTATGGCTAATGGCGGTGGTAAGTTTGTGTGGGTATGCCAGAAAGTGACGATGCTCCCTGAGCTGATGTTTATGACTAACGGCGCTGGTCAGTTGATGTGGGCATCTAATGCACGCGAGGGAATCCCTGCACCGACGTTGGGCGGCATCCCCGTGTTCTTCAACGAGATCAGCCCGCCAATGGGCACTGAAGGCGACATGCGGCTGATCAACCTTGACTATTACATGCGTAAGCCTGGAATGGGAGCAACGCTCAAGAGCGACATGGGCATCCTTGGCTTCAAGAAGGGTGAAGAGACGTTGAAGATCAGCTATTACGACGATGCAAAGCCGTGGATCACGAGCGTTCTTACGCTGCGGGATGGCACGAATACTGTGAGCCCGTTCATTCAGCTTACGGACGTAGCATAGAGAGAAGTCAATCCCTAGCGGGAGAGGAGAACTAATATGCACATGATTAGAGAAGCTGTAAAGGTAGATTGCGCTGTCAAGCCGCAAGTGGGTGGCACTGGCATCAGCGGCGAACACTTCCGCATGGATACGTTCGCCAAGGGTAAGTTTACTGCGATTGCACGAGGTCAACATGACGGTGAATCGCTAACGTTCGTAGTCAATGAGGCCACTGACGCAGCTGGATCTGGAGCGTCGGCGCTTGGCTCGACAATCACGATGGCGCAGGGCATCAAGGTAACGATGGCGCAGGTGGTCTGCGATACGATTCAAGTGGCAGACACGCTGATCTTGACGCCGTATTACTTCAACGGTGAAGGTACTCTGACAGCGGGGACTGCCTTGACGTATACGGCAGCGGCGGCACAGAGCTTGCCAGATCGTGAGTTCCTTAACACGACCGATAACCCAGCCGCCACTTCGTTGGCTGCTTGTATCAACGATGCAACGTATGGTGTGCCTGGGATGCTGGCTACTGCTGATACTGCAACGGTGACGCTTACTTGCACCGAGCCCGGTGGCGGCGATCGTCAAGTGCTTTGTGCTGACAACGGAACGGGAGCCTTTGACATCACTGAGTCAGACGCGGCGACGCTCGTTGTTACCGACCTTATTCAGATGGCAGACTTTGAGGTGTACGTCCAAGATCTCGACCGAGATAACGACTTCACACACATCGGAGGCGTGTTCGCAAGCATTGAAACGGATGTCTATACGTGCGCAGTTCTTGAGCGTTCAATGGCTGGCTATGGCCCTGTTGGTCAGGCTGTCGCCTACACCGATACTTCGGCATAGGGAGGAATCATGGTAGACATATTGAGACCTCATAACATCGCAAGCCCTGGAGATCCATGTCCATGGGCACCGGGTGACGGCAAGCTCTCTGAGTTGATTGAATACACGGATGTAGTAGGCGGCACGGGGACGGTTGCAATCGGAACTATCCCAGCAGGCGCACGGTTTCTTAGATGTAGGCTGTGGAAAGTGACTGCCTTCGATGGCGGGGCGAATAATGCGCTAGTCGTTGGCATCCCAACAGACACTGACTACTTTATCGAGGATGGGCGTCCGACTGTTGCCAATGAAGAGATCAACGAGACGAACGTGCTCGACTATACGCCGACTGCGGATGTTGTTGTCTCGGCAATCTTCACCCATACGAGCACAGTGCCTACCACTGGCAAAGCGCTAGTGACTGTGTATTACGAGCGCCCACTTTAGGAGGTGGTGAGAATGAAGAAGCAACTAGCAGTACTATCGATCCTCTTCCTCCTTGTGGTTGGATTGGGAATGGGCGGGCTGGCGAAGACAAACTACTTCGATGATCTCTATATCGGGGGGGATGTAACGGTAGTTGGCACGGTGACGTTTGCCGGCATAGATATCGTCGGCGATCTTGGGCTAACTGGCAATGCAGCCTTCGATGGGGCGACGATGCTCTTCGATGGCAGTACATCCGTGCGGAATGTGAGCGCAGGGTTCACTAGCCTCGAATCTCCAGCTAACCGTTTCGGGCTGAACGCTACTGAGTACATGCAGATTGCTACCACTATCACAACGGGCATTACAGCGATTACGCATACAGGCTCAGCTCCGGCGGTTACGTGGACGGCTGACTCACTTAGCTTTGTCGGCAACTTCGATTCCAATGGAACGACTGCGGCACTGGACGGCAGTACGTCTGTTAGGCTGCTAAGTGCTGGATTCGTAAGCTCTGAAGCACCAGACATTCGTTTCGGATTCAGCAATGCGATCTATACCAAGCTAGCGGTAGCTGACACGACTGGCAACTTAACGATTACACATGTCGGAGGATCGACGGATCTTGTAACGTGGACAGCTGCTGGCGGGTTTTCTCTTGTTGGGGATGTTGCTGTGACAGGCTCGCTGTCTTCTACGGTGCCTACGAGCTATGACGCTCTGCTTGGTAGTGTAGAGGTAGACGTGAACGATGTTGCGACTACGGCGCTCTATACCGTGCCAACTGGTAGCTCGTGCATCATCACGAGGATCGTTATCAGGTCTGCTAACAAGAACCTAGATCAAGGGACTGACGCGACAAGCAATATCGGGTTTGACACAGCGACGGATCTTGTTACCAGTGCAGATATCTCAATGGTGCTAACTGGCACATCAACGTGGGATCTGCTAACGCTAGTTACTCCCGGTGTTATGGGGACGACTACGCAGGTTCTCAATTGGCACAATACAGTCGGATGCACAACGGCAGACTCGACGTTGCAGGTTGATGTCTTTGGCTACTTATTCTAGGAGCAATATGAACAGGGA